TGCATAGGCTCGAATAGAGGTCACACCTAGTGGAACAGTAAAGGTAGTGCTACTGGTTGCCGAAAAGAAATTTTTGTAGTAGTTCGTATACGGTATTGACACCGGCTGAATAATGAAACTCATTTCACCCCCTGCGATCCGGCATCAGCGCACCGATAAGCCCCGCCACACCCAGGCCAGCGGCAATGAGGGCATCAGCTACGCCAGGTGCCAGCGGGATACCGAGCGCGGTCAGCAGCAGGGCAAGCCCCCGCCACGTTGAGGGCTCGCGCAGTCGTTCGATCATGTAGGTCTTCATGTGTCGTTTACCTTTCAGCCAATGATGCCGGGAACCGTCCCGGATGCGGTGACGGTGATGATTCGATTGATAGCCCGGGCGGGCAGCTGGATCGACACGTGGACGTAGCCAGCGTCGCCCCGGTCGGGGTATTCGTTGATAAGTTGCCCGATGCCCATCTCATCGGCCACACCTTCCAGGACGCGGGCCACATCCACGGGTGACCCGAAAGCAGGGGCTCGAAAATCCGCAGCCAGGGCTTGCAGGTGGTCCGACCTGGGCGAGCCTCCGATAGCGGCATTCAGGGCCTGGGAGCGATAGCCCGAGGTCACGATGATGGGCACGGTGCGGCCCCTGTAGTCCGACAGGTACGAACGGATGCGCTCCAGCATCGCAGCGGTGGCGCGGGCATTGGCTAGCAGGTCAATGGGCAGGTCGTTGTCGATGCCCCGATCCAGGGCCGTGCGCGAAGCAGTGAACTCCGCGACGGTGAAGTGCTCCGACAAACGCGCAGACCCGACAGTGCTCACATTGACCCCCTCGAAACCGATATCGGGATTCTCACCCTGTCCGTCACCCCCGGGAAGGCCCTCCCCAGGCCCGCCACGCTCCCAAGGATCAGCGCGGGCACCCGACACCCTCAGAAGCAGAAACGCGGCCGCAAGGGCCGCGATCCAGGCACCGGAAGTGCTCCGCACGGATCACCCCGGAAAGGTCGAATAGACGTAGGCCAGAACCCCGCCCGCAGCCGATGAAATCACGTACAGGTCATCCTGCGACACCACCGTATCGAATACCACGATGGTGCCAACTGACAAAGCCAGCCACGACCCCGTAGTGGCCTGCGAGTTGAAATCCACGTACAGGATTTGTCCACCCGTCGAAGCGTTGCGAAACCCCAGGAAGTTCCGTTTTCCGATGGGGGCATCCAGAAACTTGATTGAGGTTGTCCCCACAACCAAGCTCAGCGAGTTGTAGGACGCATACCGATAGGGCTCGCGGACGTTCAGACCGTCAGCCGGGATGCCCTGAACCGTTGACGCGGCAACAGCCGGATCGGGCCTGGACGGCAGATTGTGCGGGCTCGGTGAGATGTACTGCGGAGTACCCCACGGCTCCCGGTTGTTCAACCACTGGACGGGTTCCACGGCAACCCCGATCAGTTGGAGTAGGCGCGGACCAGGACACCCTCAAAGAAAACGTCCACGTTCAGCGTTTGCGATGCCTCGAAGCTGGAAAGCGTCACCGTCAGCGTTGACCGACCCGACACGATGCGCGGATAGGGCAGCGTGTTAATGATGTTTCCGTTGGTCGAGTAGCTTTCCAAATCAACAGCCGAGTTCGTGAATTGCTCGTTTGAACCCGAATCGGTGATCAGAATCCGAGCCAGCGGCGCGGTCTTATTTGAGACAGTTTGACCAGCGGCGGCAACATTGGCGCGGTGGTGAACGACCAGCGCGATGAAGTCCGCATTGGCGGCAATGTTCAGCGTTTGCGTCGCAGTCGCACCAGCGGCAAGCGAGCTGAAAGTTAGGTTATATCCGTACGGGGTCAGCAGCAGGGCGCGACCCGCGTAGAACTTCGAAGCAAACGCCTCGATTTCCCCGATTGAAAATGTTTGGCTCTGCATGATGAACCCTTAGTGGAATTGGTGCGGGGTTTTTGAACAGAACCCCGCAAAACTGAGGCACACACCAGAAGGTGTATGTGGCGCAGTAACGATTACTGCGAAGCGCGCATGAAGTAGCCGTCCAGGATCACGCCGACACGGGCGTTGAAGCCGGAAGGCGTAGCCACAGCAGCCGGGAAGCGCAACAGAACTTCAAAGTTCACGGCGGGTTGTAACGCGATCGTGGGGTCGATGTAGTACGGGCGACCCGCAGCACGCATGTTCACCGCGCCGACCGTGGCGGTCGTTGCAGAGTTCGACGCGTAAGCCGCATCCAGGTTGAAAGTAGCCTTCGGCGGAAAGGCAATCAGCGGGGTCTCGCGCAGGTAGTTCTTGCTCAGGATGTTCAGCTCCAACAGACCGGATTGGTAGAAGGAATTGACATCGGCAAGCTGCGCCGATACGGCGGCAGCCGCAGTTGCGTTGAACAGCGCGGGCGACGCCAGCGTATAGGTGTTGGACGTGCTCACGGAACCCGGAAAGAAAATGACCTCGATGCTCTCGATCATGAACGCTTTGCCTGACGGCAGGGTACCGCCAAGCTCCAAGTTCGTATCCCACACGGTTTTACCGGTGCCGGCAGTACCACCCAGCGCGGTCGTCAGACCTTGGCCGATGGGTTGCTGGAAAAACGACAGTTGCGTCACGCCAGCGGTCGGGTAGAGCTGGTAGTCGTAAAAGCGTTGACGGACGATTTCAGATTGGCCCGGGTTTGTGACACGGCGAGCGTTGAAATCAGCAGCTGTAGGGAGTCGTTCCATTTGGAAACCTCTCAAAAAGTTAAAACAGGTTGATTCAATCAGATCAGCGGATCGTTGTCACGCCTTCACGGTTGCGTGCACCGTTGAGCAGTTGAGAGCCACCGGAAGTGTAGGCCGACAGCAGCGGGGTTCCACCCGTGTAAGCGTTCATCCCGCGACGGATAGGACCAACACGATTGGTGCCCATAGCGATACCGGCAGGGCTCATGTAGCCCAGGCCACCCAGCGGAAGGGCAGCAGGCACAAAGCCCTTCACCAGGTCGTGCATCTGCACGGTAAGCGATGCGGCGGCGGCCTTCTTGCTGTAGCCACGGGTCACACCGGACAGGGCCTGACCCAGCACCACGGTGATGAGTGCCTTGACGGCATCACCAGCACCGATCTTGCCCGGGACCACGCGCAGCGCGGCAGGCAGGAACTTCTGAATCTGACCGTGCACCACGCCAAAAGCGACAGCACCCACGCCGGACATCAGGCCTTCGCGGACCATGCCGACCACGGAAGCCATGCCCATGCGGCCCATGCCGATGGGGTTGCGACGGCGACGCATCACGCGGCGCTTCATCATGCCGATGGGGTTGCGCCGACGCATCACGCGGCGCGTCATGGCAGCGATGGGGTTACGCCGACGGGCGGAAGCGCGACGGGTCTTGCGAGCGCCGATAGGGTTGGACCGGCGAGCCTTGCGGCGTCCACGGGTCTTCGGATTGATCAGCAGCATTTCTGCCATGTTTCACCTCAGATGGTTGGTGATGAAAAAACCGGCAAGCCGGGTTCAGTTGTCACCCGTGCCCGGATCAACGGGCGCGGGAGTAGGTGCAGGCTCGGGAGCAGGCTCAGGGGCAGGCTCGGGAGCAGGCTCAGGAATCGGGGAGGGAGTCGCAGACGGTGCCAGGGGCACATCGACCTGCGCGGCGGCATGGGAGAACGTGACGGCCTGCCCCTCCACCAGTGACAGGACAGTCTCGCCGGGCTCCAGCCCGTAGCAAAAACAGCGGATGAATTTAGCCATGATGCGTGCCTTGTTTACTTGTCCGAACGATCAACGATGCCCCGCTCGGTGAATGTGTAGTTTCCGCCCAGCAGGAACAGCGTTTTTCCATCAGGCGCGACCACGAACAGCGGGCGGTCTGCCTTGTGGAATTTATGGATGTACTTCTCTAACACCCCGTCCCGAACCGTAGAGTACAGGATCCCGTCAACTTCGCCAATGGCGACACCGACACGCGGCATCGGATTGACCGACACGCGGCCGAGCTCAACAGCATCGTGACCCGAGAAACGCTCGTACAGGTCCGCAGCGGCTTCGATCTCGTTGCGGGCCGCGCGGCTCATCCCGGCCCGACTGGACGCGGGCACCGGGTTCATGCGAACCCCCTTGGCAACATGCTTGGGCTTGAGCAGAGTCGGGATGTCACAGTCCCAGGCGGCAAGGGATCGATTGATGCGCGAGCCCGGGTCCGCAGCCTTCTTGGCACCCGTGAGCTTCTTCTTGGCCCCACCCATGCGGGCGCAGAACGATTCACGCCGCGCAGCAGCAGCGGGCGAGCGTTTCGCGGCCTTGATGGTGACGGGGCGTTTGATGGGCATATCAGCGCTTGATCCAGCGACCACCGGACATGACGCGGATGGTGCGGCTCGGGTACGCCTTGGCGAGTGCGCGGGCGTATTGCTTCGCGTCCTGCGCGGTCTTGAATACCGCCTTGGTCATGAAAAGGCCAGACTTGCCCATGCCCTCCATGTCCACCGAATAGGTGTATTCCTCGGCAGGATTCCCCCTCCGACTCGCGGTGGGCTTGACGGGGTTTGCCTTGCGCGTAGTCGTCCGCTTCTTCGCCCCCGCCTTGTTGAAAGCCCCTGACCGAGCCATCTCAGCAAACCGCTCACGGGCGGCCAGTTGGGCGGGGGTGGGCTTTCGCTTGGTGGTGGTCTTCATGGTGGGGTTGTCCTTGCGTGTCTCATCCTGGGTACCGTACCCGAATGGTAAAGGCTTGTGTGTGAGTCCGAACCTCGACCAATCGTGATTGGTCAGCGCGAACTTGGTCATGGACAGCAGCAGGTCGGCCCGGGAAACGTCCAGGTCAGCCGCGATGCGGTCCAGGGTATCGACGGTCTTGTCTTCAGCCCGAAAGCACATCTCAGGGGCGCGGGCGCGGTACGCGGCCTGGCGCTCAGATGCGCTCGCGTACTTGCGTGGGCGGGGGTTGGGCTTGCGTTTCGTCACGGTTGATGAAACTCGACTTTTCACGCCCAGCACCTCACGCCCTGCGACCCTTGGAGAAACCCTCGACGGTCCTCCAGATGAAGTACGCAGCCACCGCCCAGCCAATCCACTTGGCAGCCCCTGCGATGGCAGATATGGGCGACTCCTCGGCGCGTTTCTGCCTGGCCTCAAGTTCTTGCTGGGCGCGAATCACTCGCTCGCGGGCCTCGGGGCTCAGGGTGGCAAGCCTCGCGGCTTCCAGGGTGCGCTGATTGATCCCGGCAATCCAGTCGCGGCCCCAAATGATGAGACCACCCGCAACAGCCACCGCAGCGGCAACCCCGGCGATCACGGGCAGCGGCAGCGCGGCGAGCTGCCCAGGCACCCGAACGGGCTTGAACCCACCGCCGACCAAATTGGCCCCGGAGATTGCGAAGTTCAGGGCCTCGGCAGCGGCGCGGAATTGCCCCTTTTTGGCCTCGAATGCCTGGATGTCGGCCTGATAGCCTGCGGTGATCTCGGGGTCAACATCGTCATCAATCATTTGCCGAGCAATCGCGGCGGCGGCGTCCATCTCCAGCAGCACGGCCTGGAATTCCGAAACTTTGTTGCGGTAGTAGTCCACCGAGAACACCGTGGGCGACCCAGGCGCAGTCACCACCGGCGCGGGCTCAACCTCCGAAATGGGGTTGCCCCACTCGTCGGTAAGGTAGTCACCAGCCGAACTCATGTCACAGTCCCTCGTCAGCCAGGAACCTGATCACGTTGAAGACGTCCATGACTTCTGAGATTCCGCCCATCTGAAAACCGTTCAGCGCGGGGCTTGCAAACTGCGCTCCACCACCACCGTAGATGTCCACCGTGGGCGTGTAGTAGTCACCCCTGAACATCCGGTCTACGGGTGCCGCAGCCAGCGGGCGACCGTAACCCCGCTCGATCATCAGCAGCGGGTCCACGGGAGCCATGATCGCGGTGGTTTGGTCGGACATGGGAGCGAAATAAAGGGACATGGTTCACCCCAGCAGAAAGTAGGCCGCAGCAGCGGCGATGAGCAGGCCAGCACCGCCAGCACCGCCAGCGGGCGCAGCCTGCGAAGCCTTGGCTCGGAGGTAGGTCCAATCCGAATCCGACTGCCGACCATAGACGGCCTCGACTGCGGCGCGAATAGACTCGTTCGTGAATCCAGCGGCGAGCGTTGCGCGATACCAAGCGATCTTTTGCGCCTCGGTCATGGTGCCGAGGTTGGCCGGTAGTTGCGGCATGGCAGGGGCTCCGGTTGTGGGCTTTGTGATCGGCATGGTGGTGATAGTCTCATTCGGCCACCAATTGCCGCTTGACCAGACCCACCGACCATCGCTAGAAGTCGGCACACCGTATTCGCTTGACGGTGGCACAAACGTACCAGATGGCGGGTTAGGTATCGCATCAGATGGTTGGACCCCGGCGGCCTCATACAGCAGACGCTCGTAGAGGTCGTCCCCCGGCTGGCGGTCCATCGTCATGCGGTCAGGATTCCAACCTGGGTATTGCGCTTGCACCTGGGCGCGGATTGCGGCGAAAGTTGCCTCGTCCAGCATGTGCACACCCTTTGCCGGTAGTGAAGACAGGAACATGACTCACCCCAGCAGAAAGAAAGCGGCGGCAGCGGCGGCAACAGCGGCGGCACCGGCACCTGTGGCGGTTGCAATAGCACCTTTGCCACCAAAGACAAATGGCATTTTGAAAACGTCGGATGCAACAAATTGCGACCATTCAGCATCGGTGATATCTCTACGATTCATATCACTAATTTGTTTTCTAAGTTCTGAGAGTGGCGTGCCTTTCATTACGTTATATCGTATGAATCCAGATATTGCAGCCCTATCCCCCGTGAAGTCACCAAATGCCAATTTCTGCAAAGCACTCCAAGATTCATCAGATTGAGGTCCTAGTTTTGCCTCAACGGCGGTCCTAATCTGAGAGTCTCTAAGTTTTGCATCAAACAACAGAGATAAATACAAAAATGCCTTTTGTCCGGGTGTTAATGATGCAATGTTTTCAGGCAAGGTCAGCACGGCAGGGGCTCCGGTGGTCGCGGTGGTCGTCACTGTGCTGGCGGCAGCGGTTGCAGTCTGCGCGGCGGTCGTTGCAGTCTGCGCGGCGTCCTGCGCTTCTTGCACCGTGACCGCCTGGGCGGCAGTGTCTGCGGCGTCCTGGGCCACCTGGGCGGCTTGCTGGGTGACGGCGGCGGCACTTGACGTAGGCGCGGCCAGCGCGGCAGCTTCAGCAGCAGCGGCGGCCAGCGCAGCAGCGGCAGCAGCGTCAGCAGCCACCAGGGACGCGGCGATTGATTGTAGGTAGGCCCAGGAATCGTCGGGTTGATAGCCGAACGTCGATTCTGCGGTGATGCGAATCTGCGCGTCCGTGAAACCCTGCGCCAGCATTGCGAGGTAGAACCTCGCCTTTTGCTCTGCGCTGTAATCTGCGAAGTCTGCGGGGAATTGGAAGTAAAACACTTTTGCCACCGGCTCCAATACTTGCTCAGTAGGCCCCACCAAAGCGGGCAGCGCGGTAGGGAGTTCAACAACCTGCCGGGTCTCATTGATCCCGAACCCGGCAGCGTCGAACACATACGCGGCGCGGAACTCATCCAGGCTCAGGCCCATCGCCAATGCAAGCTCGGTTTCAGTGAACCCGAGTTCATCAATCAGCGCGGCGGCTTGGTTCAGGTACAGGTCCAGATTCTGCGTCTCGCTACTGGTGATGTTGCGTTGGCGCTCACCTACCAAACGTTGCACCATGCCCAGAAGGTCGCGCAGCCGGGCCAGCTTGCTAGGCATGATTGGCCGATCCAGCGGCGCGGCGTTGGGATCGATGAAGTAAAGCTCGACCCCGCTCGGTGTCGAGTAGGTCAGCACCAAGCGGCGGCGGCCTGATGCGTCATTGCTGAAAGCAGCGTCAGTAAACGGCTCGGAGCCTGCGGGGATGACGGCCACCTCACCCGTGCGCGTCTCGACTACATAGCCCGGGGCGGTGGCGGTGGCTTGCACGGCGGGCACCACACCAGACAGCGAAGTTCTGGCGATCTTGGGCACAGGCACATTGACCACCTCGGCGGCGGTTGCCTCATCCAGGCCGACCACGCCGGACCATTCCCACGGGGACAGGCCCAGGCGTTGCACGATCAAGCCCAGCGCGGGGCGTTTGATTGTGTCGGGGATGTAGGGGTTTTGCCAAACTGCCCGAACGATGGGGAAAGCGTAACCGTTGGCGCTGCGGGCGAATGCCTCAATGGTGGACAGGGGCACTTGATAGGCTAGCGCGATGTCATACCAGTTCGAGCCTGGAACCATGCTCATCACACGCTTCCAATGCGCGATCAGATCACGCTGATGGCCCGGCACGTTGCCACCCCACCGGGCGGGGTCGTAATAGCTGCCCTGGATGTTGGCAGGGTGTCCGTCAGCGGTGCGATTTCCCAGGTCACCGAAAAACAGGTTAGACCGGAAGATGTCCCAATCGGTCGGAGCCCCGGTGTATTGGGTGCGCGGGGTCACCGAGTCCACATAGCCCAGGCCGCCGAATGCCAGCGTGGGCGTCTCGGGCGGCATCAGGATGTCGGGGTTTCCATAGATCAACATGGGGCGACCTCAGCGACGGGCCAGGGTGTTGATGAGCAGAAAACCCAACACCGCGATGCCTGCGTATGTCAGGAATTGCTGCGTGTTTTGCGACACGCCGACTTGCACGCCCACACTCGAATACGCGGCCACATCTAACGGCGGTTCGCCTCGCTTGGCGCGTTCGACGTTGATCTGCATCAGTTGCCGTTGCTGGTCGGCCATGATCACGCTGGACGCGATGCGCGCCCACGTTTCCCACCAGGGCTCATCGCGTTGTTGCTGGCTGGCAATTTTTTGCGTGATCGTGGGCGACAGGGTCTCTAGCGCCACGGTCCATGTGGGGGTGAGGTCAGACGCAATGACCTTGGTCGGGTCGTCGGCGCTCACCATCGTGCCATCGGGCAAAATTTGCCACGTACGCCCCAGATCGTCGGTGTATATAGGGTCCGCGGTTGTACCAATGTCGCTCATTTTTACACTCCAAAAATCAACGGCGGGCCAGCAGCACCGCGCCCACCAGAATAGCCCCGCCAATCAACAGGGCTTGATTGGACACACCGGGCAGCAGGCCACCAGCACCACCGGCACCAGTTGTGCCCGCGTAACTGGATGGCACCGTGGTGACGCGCCCGTCCGGGGTGCGAATGGTCTGCGTCCCGTTGCCGTTGTTGACCACCACGCGGCCATCGGGCAGGGTGATGGGCACACCCACGGGCGTATTGCGCGGGGTGCCCGTGGTCGATGTGGAGCCTGCGGGCGGCTTGTAGGTGCCGGTCTTCACCGCATTGATGGTGCTTTTCAGTTGCGCGGACAGCTTGCCGATGGCGTCCAGCACCTTCGTCGCGTCGGTGATGCTGGGCCACTTGGTCTGCGATGCAGCGGGCGGGGTGGCAGCAGGGCGCGACGGGGGCGCGGGCGCGGTTGCGACCGTGGTGCCCGCGTACTTATCCATCATGCGGGCAATCTCGGCGCTCAGTTGATCAGCGGTCAGATTCAGAGCCTCATCAGACGGAATCAAGATGTTGTTGTCCGGTGCGCGGATGTTGCCCTCGGCATCTACGTAGATGGAGTCCACATAGACGGTATCGGATAGTTCGACGTACTCGCCGGATGCCAGGAAAAGGTTTCCGTACTCATCGGGGAACAGGCTGGACGGGTCGATGTCGGCAGCGTCTAAGATGTCGTCATTGATCGAGAGGATGTCATTGATCTCGATCAAATCCAGTTCGACCCCGATGTCGTCCAGGGTCACATAGTCCCCATAGTCATAGACCGGATTGCTGTAATCGGTCTCGCCGTAGTCATATACCGGGTTCGAATCGTAGTTCACGCTTTGCGCTCCGATGTTGATAAGGGCTCGAATGACCGCCTGGTCGATGTCCCCGCCTCGCACCGCAGCGGTAGCGGCGGCAGCGGCAATCTTGCCGATTTGCGCGGAGTCTAGCCCGGAGCCCACCACATCGCCAAACTCTGCGCCCACCAGTGACGCGGCAGCAGATCGGGCGGCGGCTTCGATGTCGCCACCGGTCAGCGCGGTTTGTAGCGTCAGGTTGGTGAATGCAGCAGTAGCGACAGGGTACGCTGCGACCGTGGCGGGGCCAAAAATGGCTGCACTCAGAACAGGCCCCAGGCCACCAAAAGTGACAGCGGCACCGATCAGCGGCGCCAGGTCGCGCAGCGCATCACCCAACAGGTCGAAGAAACCACCGGGCGAGCGAACGGGCGATGTGTAGACGATGACCACGCCGGGCGGGTCCGCCCACTTCAGCCAATAGACCAGCTTGCCGTCCGAGGAGACTCCAAAGTCGACATAGGGCAGCGCGGTAGTTTCAAAAAGGGTGCCCCCGTATGAGAAAACCGAACCATCCTCCAGGACGACCTCAACCCACGGGTTGCGCGAGTCGTCATAGGCCAGGACAAGCCCCGTAACGGCGGATGATTGCTCGGTCTCTCGCTCGACTTGCACCAGCCGCGACTGCGGTTTGATGCTGCGCAAGTCATCGACTTGGAAGGTCTGGACAATCTGGCGGGCCACATCGTCGATGTACTCGGCCGGTATGACCAGACCCAGGCGTGCGGCGGCGACTTGCTGCGCTCGCAGTTGCCTTGCAACAGCGACAGCGCGAGGGTCGGCTTGCAGCAGCGCGGCGATTTGGCTCACACTGCCTCGGCAGCAATGACGGTTGCGCCTGGGGGTTCCCATCCCATCGGGTGCGGCTCGGTCGGGTCCATGCTCACCCAGCGATTACCGATCCAGGCTTGCAGGTAGACATGCTCGAACCCGTTGCCGTTGTACCCGGCGACCACAAAGCGGGTCGGGTAGCCGATGGATTCCAACATGCAGGCCAGCAGGGTCGATTGGTCGTCGCAGTCTCCCAGGCGCGATGCGAGGGTTTGCGGCGGGGTCATCAGGGTCTCAATCCCGTTGACATCACGCATGTAGCGAATGTGATCGCGCACGTAATTGAAAACGGCTTCAGCCTCAGCGAATTCGTCCTTCTCGGGTTGCAGGAATGCGACCGATGTGGCGGCCTGCCGGATAGTCAAGTCGGTTTTGCATTGGTTGACCAATGCCCGCATGGCGCGAAGCGTGTCATCGACTCCGGCCACACCGTCCGAGATCTGGACGATGGACCCCGACAAATAGGGGGCAGGGGCAAGCATCATGGCGCGGATGATAGCCGGCCCCTGCGGCGCGTCAAAGGATCACGCGGCTTGAGGTTCGTCGTCCTCGGGTTGATTCAGCAGCGCCAGCGCAGCGTTACGCACCTGGGTGATGTACTCGCGGTGATCGCGCACCTCCGGTGCCACGCTTGCCAGCAGGTCGAACCACGCGGGCAGTTCCATCATGTCGAGCAGGTCATCGGGCAGCTTTTCGTACACGAATTGCGCGGCCTTGGGCACGGGGTCTTTGGCCTTTGCCATGTCAATCAAGGCTTTGAGGTAGGCGCGCAGCTTGAATGCGGTGGTCAGCTTCACGGGTTCGTCCTCGGGTTGGGCCTGGGCCATGGATGGGGGTAGCGTCACGGGTGACAAAACGGAGCCAGGATCAGCCTGGGGCATCATGCCGCCCAGGCCCGGGTCCACGCCTTGCTGGGCTTGTTGACCCGACTTCACCAGTTCGAGCACCTTGGGCAACATGCCTATCAGCGACTCGGGTTCTTTCTCGGCCTGCGGGGTCAGTTCTTCAGCAGCGCCCCGCAGTTCGCGGATGGCGGAAACAATTTCACCGATGCTGGACTTCTCGCGGCCCTGCGGTTGCTGGTTCAGACCCATGGCCTCGCGCATGGCGGTCATCATCCCGAGCATTCGTGTCATTTCCTCCATCGGGTCTTTGGGCGGCGCAGACTTGATGTCCACCAGGGCCTGGAGCATCTGTTGCTGACCTTGCGCGATGGTGGTGAGTACCTGCGACAGGCCCGAGGGCAGTTCAGCGCGGGCGGGGGTCTTGACGTCGGAAATCTTGATACGGGTCAAGTTGCGGACGCTGAACTTGCGGGTTACCGGGTCGGTCGAGTAAAGCCGTAACTCGTACTCGCCGGGTCCGAACATCTCGCGCAGCATGTCGAAACTGCCGTCCTCAAATTCATCGGGGCGGAACTTGCGGCAGTATTCGCGGGCACCGTTGACCATGCGATAGACGTTCACCTCGGCGCGGTCTGCGCCTTGCGCCTGGGCCAGCATTGCGCTCACGCGGTCGGTGGCGGTCTCTTCGATGTCGGGATCGGGCGCGAGCATGGGCATGGTCTGCGCGGGCTCGGTCAGGGGTTGGTCGTCCGGGTGCAGGCCGGTAGGGACTAGGCGCACCTCTCCGGTTTCTGCGTTTTCCCAGCGGGTCACGGTCATCCCGTTACTCATCTGGACGGGCTCGCCCGGTGTCCAGGGGTCGGCGTTGATTGCGGCGTTGACGGCCGAAACCACGCCCTTTCTGCGTGTTGCCATTGGCTAACCTCCGATTGTGTGCCTAGGAAAAAACAAGTGGTCCGACTTGCGGACCCCTGATTCTGATCTAGAAAACGGCTTGCAGATCAGTTAGGTTTTGCAGCAGGCTCGGGAGGTTCGAACATCCCGCAAATGTCGGTGCGTTGCACCACGGGCCACAAGGAGATCACCTGAACGGACATGCCCTGCGGGCCTGGGATCGGGATTGCCTGGGGCAGCGGAGGATTGGCCCGGCAGATCAGGCCGCCGCCGGGCTTGCCGTTTTCGGCAATCTGGATGGCGGAAAAGGAGCAGTTAGAGCAGGTCATGGCGGCCTTTCAGGGTTCAAAGGTTGTGAGCGCGATGATGGCGCCAATGCCGCCCGAGCAGGCCAGCAGGAACACCCAGCCCAGCACGTTTTTCACGCGGGCGCGGAATTGCTCCCGGGCGCGCAGTTGGTCCCAGCCGGTGCGGCTCGGGATGTCGTCAATTCGAAAATCTCTCATCTTGAAACCTTAGGTGTGTGCAAAAAATCATCTGGAGAATGGCCATTTCTGGCTAATGCTTCTTTGGCAAGCGTAACCGCAGCGCGGCAAGGTGGGTCCCCTTTTCCTACGCGCTGCATGATGCGCTTGGCCCATTTCAAACCGTCAAAATGTTCCTCCTTCAATGGTGGGTTGGTGAGTGACTGCAAGAGACGCAAAGCGGCCTTAACTCGTTCCGCATCAAGCGGCGGCTCTGGAAGTTTCGGAGCATCAGGCGGAGGCGCCTGACGGGCCAGATTCCGAAACTGGATCACGTTGGGAGCACCCTCGGGAAGATGCTCGAGTGCCCAGGCCAATGCCTCAAGGTTGCGGGAGAACCCGGCCAGCTCGTGCGACCAAGCCGATTTGACATCGTTTACCGGAGTGTCAGCCCACAGTGCAGACCATTGCCGACCATAGGTCGCAGCCAGGCGCTCAAAAAGTCTATCGACTACCTTTGCGGGCAGGCTCATTTGATCCTCTTGACTTGCTCGGCGTCGATGATCTCGCCATCTTTCGGCCATTTTCTGCCGGTCATCTCTTCCCAGCGTTTTCGGCCGGCTGCATCGTCTCTCTCTCTGAACGTGGCACCGCTACGTTTTTCGTCAGGTTTCAGCCAGTCAGCCTGCAAAGCCTGACTTCCCCTCACGCACCAGACCCGCAGGAATTCCGCGAAGTCTAGCCCCGACTTTGCGGCTTCGGTCCGCGCACCTTCCACAACAGTAGCCGTAACTGGTGCGCGCTTGCGGCGGCGCAGTGCGCGCCAGTCTTGCCAAGTTTGCTCGTCTACGTCCGCAGGCTTTGCAAGTGGGGTTCCGCGCGCCCGCGCGGGCACACCGCTAAGCGGTGTGCTCTCTTGTATTTCTTCTTTGGTATTGGTGTTGGTGTTGGTGTTGGTAGCTGAACGTCCGTTCAACGTCCGCTCAACGTCCGTTGAACGGACGCTTAACGCTCGCTCAATGCGCTCTTGACGCGCCTCCACAGACCGCGCAGCAGCCGCCCTGGCTTGATTTTGTCGCTCTTGCATCCGACTGATTTCTAAATCGCATCTCTTGTGTTGGTAATGCTTTTCTTGAAAGTGCTCACTGACTTGGAAGAATTCTGAGAGCATTTCATCGACCGTGGTTTTGTGATCCGTCATGCGGATCAATCTTGCTATCTGTTCGACCGCGCCGATCAGCGGACCCTCGCGCAGGTAGTACAAATCAAGCAAACGCCGGTAGGTGATGTCCTCAAGCGGTGACAAGTGCGCGGTGTGCGCGGTGTAGTCGCCTACATGAAATGGGTAGTAGTTCATCTGTGTCCTTGTACGCCGTTGAGCGAGTCGCTCAACGTTCGTTGAGCGGTCGTTCAGCGGTCGTTGAGCGGGCGTTGAGCGGGCGTTGAGCGGTCGCTCAAACCGTCAGCGGTCCAATGCGGCCAAAGGTTCACAGATGCGCTCTTCAGCCATTGCCATCAGCAGATCGTTGGGATGTATTACTCCACCCATGGCGCAAAGCGGCTCAATCCACTTTGCAGGCACTCGCCCACGTCTAGCCCAGGCACTCACAGCGGCTCGGGACAGGCCCAAATTTGACGCAATGCCGCTTGTTGATCCAGCAGCGGCGATAGCCACGCGGATGAGTTTTTGTGATTTCATCGTTGACGTTGTTTGTAGCAAATCACTATACGTTGTCGTAGGTGTTGACACTTTGTCAAGTGACAACATGCCGATCAAGACAACCGCGTAGGACAACAGACCATGAAACTTCAATGCTTGCCCCTGGCTATGACAACCGACAACCTGCGGCACATCATCACCACTTTTCGGGCGTTGAAGCCTGCGCCGGCCATCAGCATCACCAGCAATAGAGTGTGGGTGATGGACCCAACAGGAGTAGTGGTTTTTGCAGCAAAACGCAACGGCCAGATGTGGAGTGCATCCACCAAATCCGGCTTGGTCAATGCCAAATTTGCGTAGTCAATTCAACATGACTGAACGGACCTACGCCCAGCAGGAGCTCGAAAAATCTGAGCAGCAGCGAAAGCCGGTTGCATGGCGATATGAGGCTCAAGGTAGATGGGTGTATGTTGACAAAAACCCGAGTTTGTGGTTGGAAAAGCCAGATGGAGAAATCCAGCCTTTGTACGGTCAACAAACCACCGATTTTTGCAGCGACTCAAAAAACGCAGCAATCTTGACCGTAGAACCCGATTCGGCGTCTAATTAGGCGTCGAAAAAACTACAGTCAGGAAACGCACAAATGATTGTCGGATATGCACGGGTCAGCACCGCGGACCAGACTGCGACTCTTCAGACCGACGCACTGCAAGCAGCGGGTGCCGAGTCGATCTTCACTGAAACGGCGGGCGGAACAAACCGAGAACGTCCGCAGTTGGCGCAGTGTTTGAAAACACTACGTCCAGGCGATCAGTTGATTGTGTGGAAACTTGACAGGCTCGCTCGTTCCTTGCAGCACCTGGTGCAGATCATCAGCGAGCTCGACAGTAACGGCATCTCATTCCGATCGTTGACTGAATCAATCGACACATCGAGCGCAGGCGGTCGCCTGGTGTTTCATATTTTCGGGGCACTGGCCGAGTTTGAACATGCGCTTATCCGAGAAAGAACCATCGCCGGTCTCGCAGCTTCTAGGGCCAGGGGTCGCAGCGGTGGACGACCAGTTGCGCTAAACCTGAACGACACCCGCGCCGCGGCGGCCATGCTCGGTGATCCAAGGATCACAAAACAGGAAGTCGCCTCGCGCTTTGGCGTAACACGCGCCACCCTAAACGCGAGTTTGAAAAGGGCAGGCATTACCGACCCGGTGCCTGTACCTGTGTAATGGGTCATGGCACACATTAAGAGGATTCACGTGGAACAAAAGCAGATCAATGGATTTCATGGAACGGTCCCTTGCGAACGTTGCTTAGACCAATTCGTCAGCACCCGCCATCAGCTACACCAGCAAATCAAACGCTGGCAACAGGACTACGCGCAAATGAAAGCCGAAAACGAGCGGCTCCGCGCTCGTAACGCCGAGCTGGTCGAAGCTGAGATCAAGCTCCGCCTCGACCACCAGCACCCGAACACCGTCACCCTCGGCCCTAAGCTGCGCCACGCGATCAGCAAGCGCGAAGCGAGTGCATCGTGAGCTGGCCCACGATCCGTCCTGACATGTCACGCGCAGCGTTGCAGGCCCTGCCCTACGTTGACCACATCACCTGGCACCCAGCAGACGCACCACCGCCCCTGGACCGTGACGTGCTGGTCACGTTCGAAGGCACACGCGGAGCCTATATCGGGGCCTACATGGGCCCCGAGCACGGTTGGATAGGGGTAGATGCATTCCCCCTAGAAAAAATCGCTTGGTGGGCCGATATTCCCCCAGGCCCGCCGCCTGGGGTCGATGCAGCTAGACGCGCAGCAGAACCCGCCACATAATCGCAGCGCGGTTCTCCAGACCGCAAACGGAAGTCAGTTGCACCCCCGGCCCCGCAAGGGTCCGGGGGATTTTTTCGTCAGGGCCTGAGCAGGTCGTCTATCCGTTCATGCGCTCGCTTGTTCGCTTGCTCCGCGTTGTCCATGCGGGCCTTCAGCGCAGCCAGATCAGACCGGATCGCCACATAGGCAGCGACCCCGCCCACCAGCGCCGAAATGATGGTGCCGACCAGTTGCACAAACTCAGTCATACACCCTCGGCACCACGTTGAGCACATAGTCCCGCGTCTCACGCGGCAGCTGCCCCGCGCCACCTTCAGCGGTTTGTCGCAGAAACCTACGCACGTTTCCCTCGCCCCAGTTGTAAGCGGCGAGCGCCAGCGGCAGGGAGCCCCGGAAAAGCCTCATATAGCGGGACATCAGCGCCGCAGCCGCGACCGATGCCTGATACGGATTCGAAGGATCAGCGGCGATGTTAAATTCTTTCAGCACCTGGTCCAGAGCGATCTGCCTAAGCTGAAAGATTCCCCTCGCCCCCGTCCTACTGGTTTGATCCCGAAACGTCCCCCGGGTTTCGTACCAAGCGATTGCCTCCAGCGTCCCAGCGGGAAGCCCCCAGGAACGCTCTAGCGCGGGCCAGATGACCCGATTAAGTCGGTCGAAGGTGTCAGGGCTCAGGCTCACGGTTGCCTCGTTTCGTCAACGGTGACGCTACTCAGTAGAAGATGGCAACAGCGCCGCCACCACCCAAACCCTGCGAAAAAACGGTGGATGTTGATGCGGCAGATTTTGAAGCCCCGCCGCCGCCACCGCCTAATCCCCCATTGCCACCTCTAACTGAACCGCCGCTCGTAGAAGTGCTGTAGGCACCGCCACCACCACCCAAAAATCCACCATAGCCACCGTAGCCAGTCGCTACTGCGGTTCCAGATAGTGATAATCCACCACCACCCCCAAAGTCACCGGCATACATCGGTCCAACCGTCCCGCCCCCTTGCGACCAACTTGCGCCACCACCCCCTGATCCGGGTGAACTGTATGCAATAGGCACCCTATTTGCTAGTGTTGATGGGTCAACAATTTGACCACTCATGCCGGAAGAATATGCATATTGCATCAAGGGTTCGGACCATCGATCCATGATGGATCGTGAATTTCCAACAGCTGCTAATGGTGAATTGTTGACGTTGGTGCCAGCACCCCCACCCCCAGCAGATATTGGACCACCAGACCCAGCACCACCACCGCCACCACCAGAACCAGCAGCACCTATGCCGCCACCCCCGGCGCCATAAGTACCTGCAACATTCGATTCACCGCTTTTACCAATTCCAAGTGGCGACCCAGCGGACCCACCACCGCCGACCTGATTGTTTGCGGTAGTTCCACCACCCGTCCCGCCAGAATACGCATTCCCGCTTGTCACGCTTGCATCAATGCTCGCAGTCCCACCAGCAGCAGCTGTGCCTGCAACCGTTGGCGTTGAGCCGGCGTTAGCGGTCAGCATCGTGATACCGCTTGCAATCAGAGTGGTCGATGATCCGGTGATTGTGATCGTGACGCTTGATCCGGGAGTCACCGGAACATCTCCGTACGCAAACCCACCGCCACCGCCACCTTGGGCGCGCTCGGTTGCAAAAGATGCAGCATTTCCTCCAGCGCCCACTGCATAGGCTCGAATAGAGGTCACACCTAGTGGAACAGTAAAGGTAGTGCTACTGGTTGCCGAAAAGAAATTTTTGTAGTAGTTCGTATACGGTATTGACACCGGCTGAATAATGAAACTCAT